TTGATCCATAATGCCCTTGACTTCCGACAGGAATACAGTTGCATCTTCCATACCAATTGAGCCACTCATATCAATGCTGATACCTACGTCAATAGTCGTTGCTTCCTTCATACCTGGGAGGATAGCACCACTGTGCCAGCTCTTACGGTTAGGACGGCTAAAGGAGTAGTCGTTGCGAACAATACTTTGGATCTCTTGACGCACAAGGTCACGCCAGTTGATCTTAGGTTCAGTCAAGTCCTTGATCATACGCTGGATACCTGCGGGCACCTTACCAGCACCTGCCGCCGCGGCACTTTGGATCATAGCCTCTTTAATCTCGTCCTTAATGCGTTGGGCATCTTCTTTGCTCATACCAGGGCGGCCTTTGCCTTCCTTGTCACCCTCGCCCTCACCCTGACCGTCACCTTCTTTGATGTGCTCGTCCAACAGGTCGCCCAATTGCTTGAGCAAGTCAGGCATAGAAATCTTTTCTGCTTTCTCGTAGAGCTCGTCGTAGATCTCTTCCCATGCCATACCGCGGTACTTAGGATCGTAGCAGATCTTAACTTCAGTGATCTTCTCACCAATGCGTTCGTCTACAAGGATCTGGTTGACGGCATAGTCCTGTGCGATGTTGCTGAGCATACGATCACGCGAACCTACACGACCGAAGTGATCAAAGACCGCGTGGCAGATCTCGTGTCCAAACAGGAACTCTAGTTTCTTAACAGAAAGTTTCTCAACGAACTTTCTGTTATACATAAAATCACGACCGTTAGTGGCCGCAGTCGGGCACCACTCGCTGGCATCAATAAGACGCATACGGGTTGCCATATTGCCGAAGAAAGGTGCTTTGAGCAACAGGCCTACACGGGCAGTTGTCAGTTTATCGATAATGGGATCATTCATCTTTCGCTCTCCTTAGTATGTGTTTATTATAGCACCAATCGAGGCAGTTGTCAACCGACCGGGATGTTGTATTTAAACAACACCCCGGCACTCTGTAGGTGGGCGGGCAAGCCCTGAGAAGCCTCCCGCCCTTGCAATGGGCGAGGTCTTAATTCTCCATTGCAGACAAAACATACTTGCCAAAACGCTTGTGGAACTCATCGAAGCTCTTCATCTTCGTTGCGTCAAAGGGCAGGTTGTAGTTAGTAAGGCCAGTCTTTGCACCCATCACCACCAACTCAGTTGGGAAATTGTCCATCATATAACGGAAGAAGTTGTCTGCCTGAGCATCGAAAGTCTTGGACTTCTTCTCAGCGGCATCCTTCAACTCGTAGCACAGGCTCACAGTCAAAGAATACATCGCTGACACTTCCTTGATCTGCAGGTCCTTGACCTTACCGCTGAGGATGTCTTCTGCCTTAGGCAAGCGTCCTGCAATCTTACGGTGAGCCATAAACTTAACAGCCAAGCCATCACCAACGGCACCCGCAATCAGATTGTGCAAGGTGTCAATGTCAGTGTCGTCATCTTTGAGCAAGTCGCTAACGAACACCCACGAGCGTGGAGTTGCAAAGGCCTTTGAAGGGCTCTTGGGATCGAAGTCATACAGGTCCTGTTTGGCAAAGCCTACATAACCAACAACCTCTGGATGCACGGCATTCATCACAGCCCACTCTTGGAAGTCATCGAAGTCGATCTTCATTTCCAAGTGAATGAAACGGTTAGCCAGGGGAGCAGGCATACGGTAAGTCACGCCACGATCGCCTTCACGGTTACCAGCGGCAACAATGTCAACGCCCTTGGGCAAACTGTAGGTACCAACCTTACGGTTAAGGATAAGTTGGTAGGCCGCGGCCTGTACTGCCGGAGGAGCGGAGTTCAACTCGTCCAAGAAGATAACGGCAGTGGACTCTGGGTCCGTAGGAAGCTCTGCTGGAGGAGCCCAAACCATCGCGCCTTTTTCTGCATTGTAATAGGGGATACCTTTGATGTCCGTAGGTTCCCAAAGGGCCAGTCGAACGTCAATGACCTCGCGGCCTGCGTCCTCGCCAATCTGCTTGACGATATCGGATTTACCAATACCTGGAGGGCCCCAAAGGAATGTAGGACGACGAGTTTGAATCGCCTTACGGATAGAACGCTTTGCGGCTTTTGGACCGACTTGGCGGACGGAAATGTCGTTGCTTTTTGCCATATTAAGACCTCGCTTTAAAAAATTAAACTAACTATCAATCTCTCAGTGTTAATAGTATAACACCACCCGGGGCTTTTGTCAACCCCTAATTTTCACAAAGTTCAGCTGTGTTGTTTTATCGCCACGGACTGCTTTGATCTTGCCCTGTACAGTTACAGTGGCACCCTTGTTTAAGTCTGTGCTGAACCAGAAGTCAACGAACGCTTCTCCCATACGGGCCGTGATCTTGTGTTTATTGTAGTTGGTGTTGAATCGTGAGCTGATTACTTCAATCTCCCCACGTACCACTTCGCCGATATTGCCGGTCAGTTGCTCACTAGAGTAGACTTCACGCTTGAGCTCTGTGCGCTCTTGTTCGCGACGAGCAGAGCTGGGCAAGCATGACACGATAGCAAACTCCAACATGTTCTTGCCCGTAAACTGGTCTATCTGTGCAATACGGAGAGCCTGACGATCAAAGTCGCTTAGGTTGCCCATAAGAGCTTTGAGTGTGTAGCCGTTGAAGAACGTGCGGTACTCACGGCCCTTCTCTGTGTCCTCAACACTAGGTTGACGGTTTTCGCGAAGCCATTGCTTGACCATGACCTTGTTGGCAGTCTTGATAACTTCATACTTACCGGTCTGTTCGTCGTAGCGGCTTTCGCCCTCTTTGGAATAGCCACCGTTGATGCGGTCTGCTTCGACTGCAAGACCCCAAACTTGATCTGCTGTGAATTCCATTGTTCGCTCCGTTTTGTTACTGTATGTCCTTATTATATAGCCAAACAGAACACTTGTCAACCGTAGGGTTATTCCGGAGTGCCGGTCAAGAGAAAGGGGTGTTGTTTTTACACAACACCCCCAAAGACGCCCCGGGAGCGAATCGGCTTGTCTTTGAAACCGCTTTAGAGCGTAATACCCATTGCCTTGGCCTTGTAGCCTAGAGCAACGATTTCACGCGATGGCTTGCCCATTGCGTACTCTGTAACAGTTACACCGTTACCAGCTGTGCGGGTGTTGGTGTAGACAGCGTAGCCTGCTTGGCGGATGCGTGAAGCTTCTGCTGCCAAGTTACCAACGCCTAGGTCATGCTTGGCCTGGCTTGGTGTCAAGCTCTTACCGTTGTAAAGAGCTGTAAAGACTTTGAAAGTCTTGGTTTCTGGATTGAATCGTTTCATTTTAAGTTTCCTTTGTTGGGCTGTGTCTCACAGCGTTCTACTAGTATAAGGGAATGCTGTGAGCAATGCAACCTCAATCTTTCCGTTTAACGGTTACATTTGCCCGAAGGAAGGCACCCAAAAGAACCACAGCACACCAAGTCTCGAAAGCATAGGGTATCACGAGAGCTGCACCAAACAAGGTGTTCCAGGACCAAATGACTAGAAACGGACCTATCAACAGCAGGAACAACACCAACGCCACTACCAATACAATATTAAGCATTTATAATCTCCTCAACTTCCTCGATCAGTTTGATCTCTGCGAGCTCTTTCTCGATCTCTTTGATCTTGCGTTTGTTACCTGAACTAGTACCTTTCTTGTACACTATCCAGATATGATCTTCACAGTATACACGGCCCGGAAAGGATTTGCAACCGCACATCGTGAACGGATGGTTGACCTGTTCAGGGCCAATGTATTGGCACCCTTCCATCATGCACCTCGCTTCATAACAGTCACTTCTGCCATTGCTTCCCAGTTGCTGGCAAACGCCTTGCGCAATTGTGCAACCTTCAGCACCGTACGCAGGCTCAGCTCGCGAAGTTTAGCACGGTTGTTAGACACAAAGTCCACAACATCAATCTTGGCCACATCGCTCAACTCGTACTCGTCTAACATACCGTCTGCGACGATCTGCTTGATGCGCAACACCTTCTCGCGATCTGTGTCCATCTGCAGATCAATATAGTGGCAACGGCTCTCAAGAGCGGCAAGGTGATCCTGTAGCTTCTTAGAGCGTACATTCTCAAACTTGATGTTGGTAATAAAGATAGCACCTGCCTTGAACTCGAAGCGATCTGGGATACCTTCGCTTCGCAAGATACGGCTGTCTGTGTTCCAGCTGATGGTACGCTTCTTGGAACTGTCCAAAGCAGCCTTCAAGATGTTCAAGCTCAAGTCGTCCAGCAACACTGAGTCGCAGTCATCAAACACAATAACATTCTTCTCGCTTGAGAACTCGTAGAGCTTGCTGTACAAGCCAATGGCACTCATAGCACCCTTGACAATCTCGTAACGAGGCTTGCGCTCGCCTAGCGTATTGAACAAGTCGTCTTTAGTCAACACTTCTTCTACACCAAACGATTTGCCAACACCCGGGGGGCCTGTCACAATCATTGCACGTACATCGCCAGCCTTAACAGCCTTTGTCATGTCCGTAAGTACTTGGAAGCGAGCACGAGTCTTCTCAATGAGATCCTCATCGCTGATATGTGCTACAGCCGTATCGGCTACCTTTAACTGTACCAAACTGTTCTCTCCTACAGGGGCTTCGTCAATGTGCGACACCACGCGATATGCAGTAATGCCCTCGACCTTGACGCGAATCTTCTTGTAGGGATTGCGTCCGTTTTCAATCTCTTCACCAGCCAAGCAGGTAATTGCCTCGCCGTCAAAGTCCTTGACCATCTGCAGGCGCATGCCTGGGTAGATCATGTTCTTGCGGGCACCGTATGAACCCTCAACAATCTCAACTAGTGTAGCCATTTCTCGCTCCTTCTGTGTGTGTAAGTCTCTATTATATGACAAATAGGGGCTGTTGTCAACCCCTATCAATCATAACCCTTATGCTGCTAGGGTTTCTTCTTCAGCTTTCTCACGCAGGTACTCTGCCAAAGCGTCTGCCAGTAGCACATAGGTGTCGCTGTGATCTGCTACATACCAAAAGCCGTCCTTGCGCAGAATGTACTCGTATTCCTCGTATTGGTGGCAACGAACATAATTCTCGAAGTCTGCAAACATCCTCTGGCTAACGCCTGTCTCACCGCGATCGCGTCCGTAGAATGTAGTAGCACCCTGTGCCTGTGCTAGATCGTAGGCCAGCCTGGAACCCTCGTCAAAGTGCGGACTGAAGGGATGCTGTTCGCCAATGTTCTTGCCCAGTGAGCTAATGTCTCCCAAGTCCAACAACTCGCGTGTCTTAAAGGGATCCACATAGTGTTTATAGAGGATCATGCCGTTGTTTTCCAAGTAGCCGTCCCAGTGGCAATATACTTGCCCAACGGTACCGTCTGCGTACTCTAACGCAATAGTGCTTCGTGTTCCCATCTCGCGCTCCTTTGTGTGTGTAAGTCTCTATTATACGGTCAAACAGCTTCCCTGTCAACCGCTTCTGATAACCCGCCAAATACTCGGGACAATCTGTAGACCTTGCTCTTGGCTTCTACCATCGCTTCAGCAATGAAGTCCTCGGCAGTCCCGTCAGTAAGGATCTCTTTGGGGTCTTCGTATAAGCATCCGCCCAAGTAGGCACTGCCAAGCTCGAGTCCTTCAACCATAACGCGGACACGGAGCATAAACCAATCGAGGTTCCCGTGTTCGATGTTATGATTGATCTCTGCAATGTCGAATTGGGTGTCGTCGAAGCAATCCCGGGGATTGAGTTCTTCATAGGTCTTGTCCACGATGATGTCATAGCCGTCCCTTTCAAACTCTGCTAGCGTGTCGTAATAGCGCATGTTAGATCTCCGTTTCGTATTCGTAGAACTTAACTAGTGGATCGTACTTCTTGAGCTGACGAGCCGCTGTCATCAACTCTTTGTAGCGACGGTTGACTTCTGCACGGGGCAGTTCACCATCGCAGGTCAAGTTCTCTGGGCTCAGGGCCGCATCAATCATGTCTGCAACCTTTTGGCGCTCTGCGGCACTGTTGAGGCTGTACTGGGTACCGTTGAAGAATGAGTTCCAGTGATTCTTCTGCTTGAGGAAGTTTTCTAATGCTTTCATCGTTCGCTCCTTTGTTAACATGTCTCTATTATAAGGCCAAAACAGCAGCCTGTCAACCAAAGACCCTACAGGGCCTAGGGTTACATAGTCCAGTAAAGTTCTGAACTTGGATCACAGCTTCTAGGCGTGTCGTGTGCTATCTGAATGTCCTTGCCCGTCATCAAGTTGCGCACAGTCTTCATTGTGGGCACACACTCAAAGCGCCAGCCCTTGGTTGCAGGGTACAAGTCGTAGAGTTCGTTGCACTCCCGCTTCATGCCCTCAGCATCCCTGTCTGCCCAAACTGTAGTAGAGAACAGACGCTCGCCCGTTTTGGTGCGCTTGTCTGCTTTGTAGATGTATACAGTGTAATTCTGTTTCATATCAATCTCCTCTTGTGTCAGTGTTAAGAATGGGTTGCAACTCACGGCGGATTTCTACTTCACGCTTGTGAGCAGCCGCCTTGCCGCGGATGACTTCGTGTACAAGTACTTCGATCTCGCTCTTGTCGTTGAGGCCTCGTAGTGCTTCACAAAGCAGCCAGTTCTTGCCTTCTGTTTTGGCACGATAGAAGTGCTTGGCGGCACGTGCCAACACACTCTTGTTAATAGTAGTCTCTGTCTTAGCAGTGACGCCAATGTAGTTCAAGCCGTTGATTCGCAGTTCATATATGATATGATTGCGATCGGTACGCTTTTTACGAGTGGTGTTTGTCTGTGTCATGTATCAATTATAACGCCTTTTGGCTGAGATGTCAACCAAACGGATTTGACCCTACAGTGCATAGGGTTTCTCGTTCTAGATACATGCGATTGCGAGCTGCCCAAAACGTGTCCAAAATGCCACACTTTGGGCTACGCTGCGGCACTCTCCTTCTCCGCTGCGGGCTGCTGTTGCTGCTGCTGTTGGTGCCCGGAGCCGGAATCGAACCGGCACGCTCTGTTCGAGCGAGAGATTTTAAGTCTCTTGTGTCTACCTATTTCACCATCCGGGCTCGTGTTACGCTGCGCACTGCTGCTGTTTCTCTAGTTGCTGCTATTAATAGTGGCCAGTCCTACTGGATTCGAACCAGTGACCTACAGCTTAGAAGGCTGTTGCTCTATCCAACTGAGCTAAGGACTGCTTGTATGCTGCTGTTGTGGTGGGCCCCCCGTGAGTCGAACACGGCACCAACGGATTATGAGTCCGCTGCTCTAACCAACATGAGCTAGAGGCCCGTATACGCTGCTATGTTTGTTGATCCTGTTCGTGCTGCTTGACCATACGATATAAGGGTTCCATGCGTTCTTGAAATACTTGGGGAGCTTCTCTAGCTGCTGTCTGCATTTCCCAATCACTAGGATAGTGTCGCAGCATGTCTCGTGCCGTTTGTCTAACAAGTTTGGGTACTCTAGGTGTATGCTGTGAGTTACAAAGATCCAATAAGAATCTCCGGGTCTGCACTACAGCACGGTATCTTTCATCTGGTAATGTCATAGATTCTCTGCTCCTTGATAACGCTCGTTTCTTAAGCATACACGTAGTATAACACTATTTGCGGTGCATGTCAACCTTTCGACCTCTGGTATTGGCTATTTGATTACAGTGTTCTAGGAACTCTCTATACAGTATAGGATCCTGCTCAAAGATTGAGGCCAGGTGACCCAAGATGAATCCCTGTGTGTACAGCCGTGAATGTCTGGGATCATCGTGAACATTTAGTGCATCCACAGTGGTGCGTATGTGTTCTGCTATTGATTCAACTCGTTTACTGCTCAAGGTCGCTCCTAGTATAGCTATTTACTAGATACTCACGTATATACACATACACATACACATAGCGTATAGTCACTATACAGCAGCGGGGCCTATTGTGTATATACAGTAGACTACGGTTACATATAGTCTAAGGTCGCTGCTATACCACCGTGGATTTAGTGTGGATAAATACTGGCAGCACCGTTAGACCATGCTGTAAACTAGGCCGTTTGAGTCATTTGAAGGCTAGAATCACACAATTTTGCACTTTATTGCACTTTGATGAACCGTGGCATGTGAGGTATAGTTAAAATGGTTTCTGCTTCTCCCACCGTATCCCTACTATAATCAACTATAGAAAACTATAGAACACTATAATTCACTATATACGCATGACCCAGGAGCTCGCTTGCGCTCCCTATGCAGCGGGGCCTAGCTGTAAAACACCTTTTGAACTCCCC